CTAGGGAAAAAGAATTATAATAAACGTATTCTAGAACATCGTAAAAAGAATCCGTTCTTAGGTGTAGGGTTTATTGATCCTGTAGAATACATTCCTCATATGAATTTCAACAAGACTGAAATGGCAAGAGCAGAGTTTGCAAAGTCTGTTGATCGTGCTAGTAAAGCAAAATATCAAGAAGTATATGAGCAGTTAAAAGGTAAAGTAAGTGAAGGGAAAGCTAGAGAATTAGCAAAACAAGCTCAAAAGAGATACTTACAACATATGGAGAATGTTGGGAATTTCTCTGCAGAAATGTTTACAATGAAAGACATTGCAGATTTAGGAGAAATTAATGAATCAGTTCTCGATAAAACATTATCAGACTTAGGATTAAAAACAAGAATTGGGCCACTAGAAGCACGAACTGCAAATTTAAAAGGCTATGACAAATCACACGCTATCTTTAATGACTATATAGATAAGGTGGTACGTGGATATTACAGCACAATGGCTGGTATACACGGTGATAGACAGATACGTAAGATGAAGGAACAGCTTAAGTCACGTGAGGTTCCTCAAAAAGAAAAAGAGCATTTTGAAAAGCTATATAAAATAAACAGGCGTAAGACTCGTAGAACAGATGATCCTACACAGGATACTGTTATACCTATGGAGAAAAGAAGATATAAAAATTATAATGATGTGTGGGCTGATTATGTAAAACTTCATTTGCAAACAGTCTTAGGACACCAGACATATTTCCCAGAAAGAATTATACGAGAAGTCAATCGTGGCATAGATCCATTGCATCTAAAAGATAAGCGTAATTTGTTCTACTTAATGTCAGATCAGAATATGGTAAATCTTTATGAAAAGATGTGGCAGAGTAACAAATTTACAAGTGTTCCTTTCGTCAAGAATATAATGAGTAGAGCACCATTAGATGCTAATGCTAGGAAGGAGTATTTTAGCCGTAAAATCCACGATTTCGGTAGAATGGAAGCTCAGTATGAGTTGATGACTTTACTGGCTAATACAGGCACATATGCTACTAATATTTTTAGTGGGAATATGATGACTGGAGCGAGTGCAGGTATCAGAAATTTTCTTAATGTTTTTAGTAAGAAAAAAGTATATGACAGGTTGCTTACAGAGAATGGAACACCTGTAATTAAAACTTTAGATGGTAAGTTTGTGCGTAACAGAAAAGAGCTTTCTAAATGGATGGAAGAGCAGGGCATTATAGACAACTTTATTCAGCACGAGTTTGAATACAATGAAGGATTAAAACTGAATCTGAAAAAAGCAGGTACAAGCTTAAAGAATTTCCAACGTGATATTACTAGAGCGATGAAAGATAAGAAAGGTAAGAGAGAAGAAAGCGTTGGAGAAGTTGTTAGTAGATATGGCGTAAAAGATATAATGTTAAAGTATGGTTCATTTTTTATGAGACATTCAGAAAAAGTGAATCGTGTGAATAGTTATATGGCACACGCCCTGCAAGCTATGGAAAAGTTTGGGCCTCAAGGTAGAGAGTTATCTATAAGAGATCCATTTATACACGAAATGGCAATGAAAGGCGTAGAGAATACACAGTTCTTATACCAAAATAGTTTTCGTCCTATGTTTATGCGTACTGCAGTAGGTAAGGTACTAACAAGGTTCAAGCTGTTTGCTTGGAATTCTATTAGAACTAGAAGAGAGTTTTACAGACAAGCTAAACTCTATGGGTTTAAGGAAGGCTCTGATGAATATAACAGAGCAAAAGATTTATTCTTAACAGATATGTTTATGATGGCATTAGGTGGTGCATTTATGTTTAGCATCTTTGATACTTCACTAGCACCTCCTTATGATTGGATTCAAGCATTAGCTGATTGGACATACGGAGACAAGAAAGAAAGAGATATGGCTTTCTTTGGTAGTCCACTTGGCCCTGCTAATCTTTTAAAGCCTCCTATTGCACGTGTCCCTGAAGCAATGGGACAGATATTATCAGGAGATTGGGAAACATTTAGTAACTATACAGCCTATACATTGTTTCCATTTGGACGATTAGCAAGACAAGGTGTGCAACTAACTGATGATCGAATTGGAAGAGGCCTTGAAAGAAGTCCTGAAATATTAGTAAGATTCCCCTATAATCAAATCCAATCTAGAATTGAAAGAGCAAAGAGAAGAAGCGAGCAGTCTGAAGCTATTGAAGAAATGCTAAGCTAAATTGGCAGTCACATCGCAGTCAAATTTTTGTTAAATTCTAGCAAGGAAGTTTAAATATGCGAGAGTAGCTCAGCTGGTAGAGCATCACGTTGCCAACGTGCTTGAATGTTTTAATTTCCTTGAGGACAAAAGTGAATTATAACATTATAGGCAGTCAAATGGCAGTCAAAACATCGCTAAAAAAGAACCTAGCCGTTGGGTCTAACGGTTACATTTATTACAGAAAAATGATACAAGGTAGAACAATACAATTGTCTACTGGTACAAAATCCATTAAGGTAGCTAATAAGCTTAGGGATCATTTAGAATACAAAGCTTTGCAATCATATTACAATCCTGAAACTGGAAGAAGATACTTGCCGTTTCATTCATTAGTTGCAGAGTATTTGGAGTTCGATCATAACTGGACTGATAAAACAAGAGCCACAAATACCAATACCTTAATGTGCTATTTAGAAAAAGGGATACCAAATAAGAGTGTCAGTACAGTTAATACATATAAGAACAGAGTAAACTCGGTGATTAACTGGGGATTAAAACGTGGTATTGAGACAAACAAAAAAATGTTTACTGGCAATACGATGACGGAAGCACGTAAAAGAGTGTTCAATGATATTGAAATGGTACAGATACTAAACTGCACAGAAGATGAACAGTTTAAATTGTTTGTTAATTTTGCATATTATACAGGTGCAAGAAGAGGGGAGTTGCTCAATATTAATTATGAGACATTGCAAGATGACTATATAGAAATGTCAGGGAAGTCAGGAATGCGTCTTGTAAAGATTAACCATCAGGCAAAAAAAATATTCCAAGAGGCAAAGACCCCTTGGAATTATAGCTTAGATTATGTTTCTCATAATTTTAAAAAAAACCTACGCAGGTTGCAGATTCCCAATGGGAGATTCCACGACCTACGCAGGACGTTTGGTTCTAACTTGATCAAGAATGGCGTGCCTATATATACGGTGTCAAAATTATTAGGGCATAGTAAAATCTCTATTACAGAGAGAAACTATGCCCACTTACTTATAACCGATATTGAGGAGTTTAAACTATAAAGTTTATGGGCTAAGCAGGTTGTTTTGTTATTCGACTGAACAAATACTGCAATTCAAACAGTTTTTGCTTAACCCAATTATTTTGTATTGAATATGAATTCAATCCATTTAAATGTTGCTAAAGTAAACGCTCCAAAACCAATTCCAGTATACAGTACAGCTTTAGATACTTGTTCTATGTAGAACATCCAATCAGGTGCAAGGATCATTTTTCTACCTCCTCAAAAATATCTAGAAGCATACGTTCTATTTTGTCAAACTTGTTATTGATAAACCATCTACTTAGATAGTGGTATGCAATTACTGATATAATAACAATTGTTACAGTAAAAACATCAAAAGCATTTTCTTGCAAAGATTGTAGCCAATAGCTCATTACCATTCACTCCTTACTCCAAATGTAAAATCTAGAGTTCCTTCTTGTTCTGCATATTCTAATACATCTAGAATTCTTTGTTTTTGCTTATCATTTTTTACGGTGATAATGATTTCAACATTCTGGGTCATTTTGTATTCCTTTTTTTGTTTCGTATGTTTGCTTCATTGCTAGAAAAAGCAAAAGATAGTTAATGATGTCACTTACACGTCCTTCAATAGATTCAGAAGAATGTTCTTGTCCATCTTTGAAATAGCTTTGCAGACTTGATAAGTGTTTATTTAAGTACACAGATAGAACTTGCATAGGTTGTAAGCCGAGCTTATCACCTATGCTTTCAAAGTTCCATAATACGTTAGTGTTCTGATGTCCTTCTGTATACTCGATTCTTTTCTCATCTGATAATTTTAAAGTATCGTGTAAGAATAATTCTCTAAACTGTTCGTATTCTTTAGCTGTCATATTACCACTCCGATACAGAGTTAAGTTCTATTTCATCTAATAAAGCTGTGCCATCTTGGTACATCTCCATTGCAATATCCCAAGCTTGATCTGCATTCTCTGCATAGATTATTAAGCTCGAGATATCCACAAAGTATTTTTTAAGTTTTTTTTCTTTTTTCATTTCTCCTCACTTTTTTTTCTAGTTTGCTGATTCTTTTTTCAAGACAATGAACATATTCATAAATCTCAAAAAGATTCATAGTCTTAAGACCTGAAATATCTAATTTCACATTTGCTCCATTTGATCTTCATTAAGTGCATTGCATATGATTTGTGCTTTTCTTATTACATCAGCTATAGTGTTATCAGGTGTGCCTTCATAACATTCTCCTATAAAAAGATCCCAATTGTCATTGGATACCCATATTTCACAACCATTCTTACGTGTGGTTACTAAATATGGATTTGTGTCTACTAATTTCATTACACTTTCCTTGACAGTATAACTGCCTGTTCGTGACAATAATCCTGTACGCTTCTAGCAAACTTTACAAACTCTGGTTTGATATTGACGTAAGGTGATTTATTGCTGGTTTCTTTAACAGTATTACGTACCTGTGTATGTTGAGGTAGTAATGTTTTCATTCCATCTTGCTCTACGTTATCTAGCATAGAAGAAATGACTTTTTCTATTGTCCTATTAATACCATCAAGGGCATCAGGACGTAGCCTGAAACCTTTGCTATTAATGAACTTTTTTACTTTTGATTTTTGTATGTATTCCATATGATTTCCTTAAACGTCAGCAGGGAAGGTCAAGGCAACCCCTTGCACTTTACTGTTCCCTGCTTCGATTTACTTAAGTTTACCGTTTTCATCATACTGATCATTTGCAACAGTAATGATGTGTTTAATACCTGCTTTAGCGATACCTTTTAGAGTACCACTATCAGCCGTTGTTGTTATTATACGCTCAAAATAGTCTAAGCATTGCCATAGTACAGATCCTGTAGGTAGCTTTTTTAATGCATCTATTCTTTCACGTGTTAAAGGCACTTCGGACATATTTCACGCTCCTTTCCATATGAAGGAAAATCATCATAATAATGATAGACCATTCTTGCATTTTCTACATAGCTTTTTGTAGCTATCATATCAAATTCAAAGCATTTAGTACAGATTGGGCAGTATTTAACGTGCTTATCTGTTCTTTTTGCATCAAACATATTTCTTGTCGTTTCTGAGAAGTTTGAAGTGTCTATTTTCTCTCTATTCATATAGTCTTTTATAATACTCATTGGTTTATTTACCCATTGTTGTGTAAGTTGTTACTCACATTTACTTTCGTTAGTGACTCCAATCATCTATCGAGTTACAATGTGTAAGAGAGGGAGCTTTCGCTCCCTTTCTTAATTTCAGGGCTAACGCCAACCAGCCCTGTGCTTTATTTGTCAACCTCTTCATCTCTCTTTTCCTATGACATATGTCAATGTTCAGACAAAGAGGGTTATCCTGTTATTCTCTTAAAGAGATCTAACAAGTCTTTGTACCGTATAGTAACTAGTGCTTCTTTACGGTCTTCTTTGAGAATTTGTCCAAACACGTGTTCACACGGTTTTAGATAATCTGCTATAGCTTTGCGACCTTTTACTTGGAATTTCATTGGATTTACATTTTCCATATTGTTGCATTCTATGATCATATCTACTTCTTCGTGCCAGCCTAGTGATCTGCCATCAGATCCCCAAGCACGTTTGGATACAAACCCATAGTCTTTAGCTAGGTTTACACATTCTCGTTCAATTCTATTACCTTTCTGTTTGGGAGCTTTGCCACTCATTCTTCTTCCTTTACATCATATTTAGCTTTTAAACATTGTTCTATAAGCCAATTTATTCTGTCTTCATTTCTTTCAGATGAACGATATAAATCATCTTTTAATGCATTTAGCTCATCAATAACGTGATCTAGTTTTGTTACTTTTTTATTTACGTCTACGAGATTAATCATTCTTCTTCCTCTGATCTTTGAGCATATAGCTGTTCTTGTGATGGCATACCTAACAGATTCCATATCTTTTCTAAAGCTTCTTTCCCACTTGAAGAGAGTCTATCATAATCAGCACCTTCAAGTTCTATTAGTTGCTCTATTAAGCTTCTCATTCGTTTATTCTTAGGCATTGGTCGTACTGGTATTGTTGGTATTTTCATAGTATCCACCTATTTGCTATGTTAAATCCTATGAACAGTTGTAATGGCAGAAAGCATATATGAAATGCTAATCCATTTCTTCTAGACTGTTCTTGAAGTACGGCTATGCTAAACATATTTAGTATGACTAGCTTATAGCCTGTTGTTAATGTAGAGTTACTTTTCAGTACCCTCCAGAATCGTAGCGTTGCTACGTCTAATATTCTTATTGTCGTCATATTGTATCCTTTGCTTTTTAAATTCCATTTGCACAGGGTGTGGGACTCCATCGTCATAGACAAAGACCATTGTGTCATTGCCTTCTATTCTCTGGACTTTATCGTCTTTGATATATATTTCTACTATTCCCATAGTGTTTTCCTTTGATATGTGTAAACACGACTCCCTAATTAAAGAGAGCCGTGCTTGGTGCTACTAATTCAGTTTTCCAAAAGTGAATGTCTCCCAGTTGTAATTGCATACAATTTCAAAGCCTGTATCATCACGTGATGCCACAGCTCTGATTCGTCTTTTTCTGCTACCTTCAGAAACCTGTTCTAATGCTAGTACTTTGTCAGCTTTTTGAGCGACTGCAGTTGAGCCTTTACTCATATGGACATCTAATTCCTGTCCCTCTTTTAAGGCATAATGTGCTTGCTTAGATATGTGGACTACTGCAAGAATAATTATATCCTCTTGGATGGCAATCTTCTTGAGTGTTTCAAATACGTGTTCCTGTTTTTTAAAGGAATCTGTACCAGCAAAACGTGCTGGAACCATATCTACTGTGTCTACTACAACAATTTTAGGTTTATGTTGTTGTATCATATCTCCATACTTAGATATGTCAGGGGAAGTAGTAATAAGTTCAAGATGTTTCATTTTGTTTTTGAGTGTTTCTAGCGTTAAAGCGTCTTTCTGTTTTAATAAATGAATTACATCATCTTTAGACTTAAGCATAGCCTGTTGTGTAAAGCGTCTAGCCATAGTTGCTTGATCTACTTCTAGTGACATATATAGTGTTTTTACACTAGGTATGCACGATACTACATATTGTAAAAATGCTGTTTTACCTAATTTGGTGTTTCCTGTTAGTACTGCAAGATCTCCTGCTTTAAATACATATGAGTTAGGCATAAATGGAAAGACCTGTTTTAAATCAAAAGATTTATCACTAAAGTCTATTTCTACATAGTCTAATAGAAGATTTACCATATCATCTGCATTTAATACATCTGTGCTTTCTTCTAGGTTCTTCCATTTGTATTTAAAACATTTAGGATCGCAGTATTTTGATAGTACTTCATCTTCACATCCGTAAGCATAACCACCTGCTTTATATGCGTCTTCTACAATTCTGCTTACTTCTGTTTTAGGCAATGGATTATCAAACTTATCCATATAAGCTTTAACAATGCCGTGTACTGCAGATGCATCATAACCATAGTGTCTTATAGCAATGCTAACAAGACGTAATAAATTATGATGTCTGTGTCCTTTGACTTCTCCAGCGTTGTATATGTGTTGCCCACACGTAATGACGTTTGATGTTTCTGCTTTTTTGCCTATGAATATCTTGCGTACTTCAGGAGAACTTTTCCTGCTTACATCTTGAGGTTTAAGTAAAGCTATACCATCATATTCTAGTTTTTTGTGTGCAAAGTCTGTTCTTATGTCTTTTGCTATTTCTTGAATATTATTATAAGACAGATCTTCTATTTCTTCTATTCTAAGTGGTATTTTGTATAAACCTGTTTTAAGATTTCGAGAATAAGGTGCTCTAATAAGTCTTGTAGCATCATATATTAGATCAACATAATTCCCAAAATCTCTTGCAATACTTGCACGTACTATTTGGTTAAGGTTATGAGCTGGTTCAAATCCATATACGTTAGGCATATGTATATGAAACCCTCTGCCAGAGAACCATACTTGAATTATTTCATTACCAATGCCTTTTCCATTAAGGTCATCAATTAATTCCAGTACTTGGTCTAAGGCAAGATCGCCCATTAACTTGACATTTCCTGTAGGGTCTATGTCCAGTACAATTGTGTCTATGTATTTTTCACCATCATACTTACTGACACTTTTAGTTTCTTCTACATAGTCTATAATGCTTTTATCATATAAAAACATAGATCTGTAGATTTCACTTCTGTACTTTAATAGACCTTTAAGTATCTCAGGCCATTTTTCAATAGTACATAACTGCTGTCTATTAGAAACTGAACCAGTAGCGTATTCTACTATCCAATCCCTAGTTGCCACGTTTTATACCTTTTGTTAGTTTGTTTTTCTCTGATATCGACTATATCAATATCTCTGTATTCACCTTCACGTCTGAATGTTCTCCAACCTCTGCTCCAAGTACTGGGAGTATGTATTACATCCCAGTACTCTTTAGCATAGTTGACTAGAGAAGTCTCTATATCTACTGAATTCACGATATAGTTTCCTCTATTCATACGATTCAGTAACCATTTTTTGATAATTACTGATATGGTCATCTATAACCCCAATGATTCTAGATCAAGATCAGGTGCATCAGCTTTAGGTGCAGGTTTAGGTGTATCTGGTTTTGTTTCGCTATAATCACGAACCCATCCTTCATTTACCTGTTTTTGGAATCGTTCTTTTAGTTTGTCCATACCACGACTGGGATTCATTGTTTCCATAAAGGTATTCCACCAAGGATTACCATCGTCTTTCAGATTTGTAGAAGGGTAGGAGAGTACTAAGAACTGTTGCCCTACGGCTTTGTCTAGATATTCTTCAGGTATGGTATAATTTTCATTATACTCAGGATCTTTAATGCCAACTGCCTCAAAGAACATTTTTGCTTTTAAAGCACCACCCCAGTTACCTTTGTCTTTATTAAAGTTGCCAAAGATGTTGAGGGTTTCTTCTTTAATACCATTTGCAAGTCCTTGCTCTGTGGTATATTTAATCTCTAAAAGAATATCATTGTTCTTTTTGAGCCAAGGCAATTTATCATCATACTTAAGTGTCACACCTTTACAGGTTGCTGTCTTTACGAATCCAGCCATTATTTAGACTCCTTTTGTTTTTTATTTTTGTTACGTATTCCTTCTTGTTTATCCTTTAGTTGGATATACTTTTCAAGGATTTGTGTTTGAGATGGTTCAGTCTTTAGCCAATCTTTTATTTTAGATTGCAAGCCTGTACCTTTGAATTCTATTGCACGACATAGACGTTCTAGTTTGATCTCTTCATCTGAAACAGTCTTTACTGTACCAAGTGTATTTTCTTGTAATTCAGAGATGTGATCTGTATTGTCCATACTGTCAGCATCTTTGGTATCGTCAATAGCAAATAACCCATTACAGGCATATTTCCTTGCATATGATGATGTAGCACCAGTTATTTGACTATCGTCCATACCTTTTTTAGATACAGATTCTCTAGCCCAGCCCTCACAAGTGATTTCTGTGCCATCTTGATCGCCAAATATGGCTATTGCTTTGATGTAGTTGCTGTTACCTATATTTACCATTTCATCTGATACTGTTAACCAGCAACCAGTTTCATTTAATAAAGGTTTTACAGCCTCAAAGATATCTGCTAAATTTCTGTAATTGTACTTACCAAAATTATTGCGATGTCCTTTTTCTACTTTGAGGTTGGTTTGAATAAAATTCAGCTTTTGATGAATTGTCAAACCTTGTAGTTCGTTTGTCATTGTGACTCCAATCGTTTAGTTAATTAGTTGTAGGTAAAGAGAGCCGAGACTCTAACAAAGGAGGTTAAAGGTTGTAGTTGTGAGTCCCTTAACAATGAAATGAAACCTCGACTCTCTTATAGGAGTCCTACTAACTAAGCTGTTATTAATGTTGTATTTGCTTGTCGTACCATCGTTTGTGCTACTCGTAATGCACTTACTTTATAATCATACGGCTTGCCAAATTGCGTAGACTTTACCCAGTCTTTGTAATTAGCATCGTGTGTATAATATTCTGTAATTGCATTATAAGCGTCCCATAAAGTTTCACCTTTATTCCCACGTCCATTTTTGAAATTATCGACCATCTTTTCGTATACAGGCTTAGCATTATTCCTTACAAATATGTTTTTTTCTGGAATGCTTTCTTTATGTCTTGTCCTTAAATAGGGGACAGAAAGCTCTAGATATATATCTAGTTCAGTTGGCCCTATTTTATACTCTGTCATTCTATTCATATCACCTATTGCATCACGTACATTGCCTTTCATTATATCAAGGTTTTTTGTGAGTTCTTTCACTCTAGCTGTAATGTTAGATGTGTGTTTTAGTGAGTAGAACTTTTCTGTACCTTTTAATGCTAGGTCAATTGTATTTTGACATACAGCACGTATTGCAGTAGGTCTGAATTGACTTCCTGCAGATCCATCGTGAGATGTAAAAAGCATAACGTATTTATCAAGCTTGTCATCTCCTACCATACTATGTTCAGGAGCTTTTGCTAAGATCCATACTTTTCTGCCTTCGTCTATTGCACCTGCTGTTTCTAGCGTATAGCCATAATCCAACAATACATTAAACGGTTCAAATGCGTCTTTGTTCTGTAATATTCCATATCTTTCAGATACAGGGCCTAATGGTGTAAACTTACGTCTACTGCCTTGTTTATCTATCCTCATTGTATAGAAATGCCCAGTAGGTATAGAAGCAATTCTTCCATAGTATTCTTCATCATTATTTAGATTAGAAACATATGTAGGCATTTTCTTTACATACCAATCTAATCCTGCTTCTTTGATAGCCTCTTCTACAGTAGGTGGGTTATCTAATTTTTTACCTTGTTTATGCCAAGGGGTTTCCCCAACATAAAACATTGAATCAATCATTGCTGGCATACTGCCTCCTTAACTTCTTACTTTGTAATACATCATTCTTTCATAGGCAGATCCGTCTTTTTCAAAACGTCCTGCATTGTACATTTGTTCATAAAATTTGAACCACGCTCTTGGTGTTAAGCGTTTTTGGTCTTGATTTCGCATTAGTGACTCCTTGATTTATTGTTTAAAAAACATACTTTCTACTTCTCCTAGTATGTCTTCAAGTTTGTTAATTATTTTTATATGCATATGATTAGGATTTTGATGCCTAAAGTCTATCAATGCATCTGTTAATAGCCGTACTTCGTCAGCTCTATCAAATGCAATAGCTGGTCTTGTATCAGGTGCTGTTGTTGTTTTCATTTATCCTCCTGTTGCACAATGATAAGAACAATATTCTTCATCATTGGTTGGTTTAAATGGTTCGTTACATACAGGACATTCTTCAAAATCATCATATCCTAAATAATTCATAAATTTCCTTTTGATAGAGGTAATGCAGAAACTTATCTACGTCTTTGTTTACAAGTTCTGGCGTTGCCTTCATCCCTGACCCCAGTACTGTCGAGGTGTCTGATCACTTGACTAGTCCTTTACCTCTTACTGATCTGGGAGTCCCTGCATTCCTATCCATCGCTATTTTTTCATAGTGTCCAAATGCATTTGCAATAATTGCATAGTGTGCATTGGTCTTATGCTAAATGTTGTATCGAAATGTTCAATGATACTTATCAACTCTTGATTAAGAGGTGTTTCCATTTCTTCATACATTTCGTCTAACATATTGTCATTTGCTGTTATCATTCTTATCTCCATTTACTTTTTGTATGTCAATTGAATGAATACCGAAATTGTCCATTTGTTCTATGATCTCTGCCACTTGTGAACCTGTTTGGTGTGTGAGTTCTTTAACTACTTGTCCACTATCTGTGGTGAGAGATACATTAAATAGACCTTTATTGGTAAGGCCATTACTTACATTTGAGACAACAGATCCAGCTATTCTTGCAGTACTATTTATGCCCCACATTATATAGCCGAATGCCTTACCGATTTGTCCCATCGTTTTGATTTTTGTAATCATATTACCCAGTCCTTTTTGTTATTTACTAGTTCCCAAAAAGCATCTTTTGGAACGATTTCTGTTTTTTCCATTTTTCCAGTTTTCTCGTATTCTTCAAAACAGGCAGGGCAATAGTCTACATCGTAAGTAAAACTACATTCTGTCACGAAGTTATAACCTCTGACTTCTTGCCCTTGTAATTCTACTTGAGGATGTTTTCTACAGTATTGATTTGTCATAGCTACTCCAAATTAATTCACAAATAAAGAGAGCCGAGACTAAAGGTATGCTTAAGTTTATAGACAAACAAAAAGCCCTGAAGGGATGCATTTTCAGGGCTTGTGATATCAGTTTGTTTGTAACGCTATCGTTAGTGTTTATGACTCCAATCATAATGTAAGTTACAGTAGAATTTATTTACATCCTATCAATAAATACCCAAAAAATTGTTTTTTTGTTGAGTATTTTCCACAATTTTGAGTAAATTTATGTATGGAATTATTAAATACAGTTATCGAATGGTTGAAAGAAACAGATATACCATTATCAAAAATATCTAAGCGTACTGGCATTGATCGTAAAACTTTGCACAATTGGAAATTAGGAAGTAAGCCTAATTATAAAGTATACCTTAAGTTGCGAGATTATTATGTTAAACATAATTCAGAAAAACAAGATATACCTTTAACGGCTAAAGGAACAATTGATTCTGAATATGTTATTAATTTACAAAAGCAACAAATTGAAACTCTTGAGCAGGAAAAAATTAGAACAGAGTTATGGGATGTTTTAGAATATGATATTCATCAACATATTCTAATTAAAGCCGAATCGTGGATTCCACCTGTACTTTACAGAACTATACTTGAGGCTGGAGATTTAAATATTTGGACTAAACATTTAGGTTATTCAGAAAAAAAATTACATTCATTTTTTAGAGTAGATGAAGAATTTCCTTTATTTGATCATCCAGTTCATCAAATAATTACTGAAAACTCTAATGGATATTTAAAAAGCATTGCACTTAATTCTGTAGCTATGTTTCAATTATTAAAAAATTCAGTAGGTAATTACTACATTCCATTTCATTTAGCATATATTGCTAAAGATGGTTCTATAGTTCCTTCTGTTGCATATTGTTTAATAGATTGGAAAGCAATGAACGTGCAAGCCAAAGTTAAGTTTCTTGGTTAGAGATTTCTTTAATTTTAATAGTTTTGTTTGAATCCCAATCCCAGTTATTTTGTGATTTGAATATATCGTCAAGCTTGTTAACTGCATCTTCTTTGTCTTTACAATTATATACTTGAAATTTTATAGACCATTTTATTTCATAATGTTTATTCATTGTTTTCGTCTTCTGTATTAGGAATTGGTTGAAAAGGTAGTTCTTCTTCTTTTTCAGTTTCCTCTAGACCTAATACCCATTTTAAAGCTGTTGTGTATCCATCTTCGTATTCAGATTGAAGACCAAAATCAGTGCTCTGTAATCGACCTGCTATATCATCTAAATAATTAATGAGATTTGTTAATATTTCATCTTTGTGTCTTACGAATATTGATTGTTTAGACATTATTGTCTCCTTTTTTCTTTTTAAGATGTTGTCTGATGTAATCATTTAGATCACCTGTCCAATTATAGTATGTATCATCAGTATGATGAGGTGTATCAGTAAATGTATAATAGTATTTTTCTATTATTCTTATATAAGTATAAGGTTTGTCTATTGACTCTCTTCCTATTCTTACAAATATTTTTGAATAGCCTTGTTTGTTTTTGATACCTCTGCAAACATATCCAAGGTCTACATAATCGTAATCATCAAAGTTTATCTTTTCTTGCTCCATTGTAGTGAATGATCGCAATGATGATGATATTGTTTGTTTTAGTTTCATTGTTTGTTTGTTTCCTTTTTTCTACCTAGTTCCTTGGTAGAGTTGAGTTTTAAAAAATAATGGGCAAGCACTTGCTTGCTCCTTTTTATAGTAAAAAAGCCCCCTACCGAAGTAAGGGGCTTGATGCATCAGGTTCGTTATTTATCGTACTTTAATATGCTATATGAGACAGATGTGCCTTTTGCAGACGGATAAGGGTATTTCAAACCTAGCGTATACTCTGAGCCGTAGAATAGATCAACAAGCTTATCAAGCTGTTCATCAAGTACGGATTGCTCAAGCTCTTCGCCAGTTTCTCTATCTGCTATTTGATGCCAAAGATTAAAGTAATGATCATCTGTCCAGTATTTATCAATATTTTCTATCGTTACTGGTCTATTCTTACTGTATTCGCCAGTTTCTTTATCTTTGCTATTGAACCAGAAATTGCCTTTATTAGCTCTATTGCTAAATTTAGCTTTTAAAGCATCAGCCATAGCCTCGGCAATTTTCTGTGTTTTATTTGCTCTTTTAGTGTTACTCATTAGTGACTCCTAGTTGGTTATTATTAAGTAAGTTATAATTAAAGAGAACCGAGCCTTTGCTCGGTTAATTATTACCAAGGGACGCCTGACAGCCATTTTTAGACAGGATTCCGAGTACTCACGCTACAAATCCCTTGGTTTTTAATAGGTGCTACCTATTTGAAATTGTGAGTGTGGTAGGAATCGAACCTACTTGATGGTTAAACGGTTTTACAGACCGCTCCCTTACCAATCGGGCTACACACTCATTAAATTACCTGTATTTTTCTTCCAAGTTCAAATAATCCAATTCTGGGCCTATTATTTGACTACAGGTATCTTGGTAACAATATCACTTGCTCTATTCGCTTATGGGACACCAACTATATGGGTGGGGTTCATCCGTAACCTTTGCCTAACAAAAATATATCTAATGTGTTCTCTTTCTCTAGGAGAATCACGACCGAGACTAGTTATTACTCAAATGAATTGTTATTTGTTTTTAATATAAAAGAAGATTATAATTAAAGAGAGCCGAGGTTTAATTCGACTCTCTTAATGATTTATTCTAGGTTTTCTAAGATCTTAACCATTTCCATACGTTCTTTTAATCTTTCTTGAGAAATTTTAATAATGTCTTTCTGATTTTCAATTTCTTCTTTTAATGGAACGGCATAGTCTTTTAATGTTTGTAAGTCTTTTTCAAACTGTTTTACATCGAAATGTTTTAGGTCTGGTATTTTCATTTTGTTCTCCAATTGTTTTGTTTTTAACTAAAATTAAAGAGAGAGCCAATTGCTTGACTCTCTCTATGTGATCCGTAACTAACCTTAATTATTTACGCAGTTGTAACCGTCTTTAAATGCTCTGACGTTTTCTTTTACTACAGACTTAACTGTAGGTGCAATCTTTTTGGAATTAGTTACGGTTTTCTTGGTCATTTTACCAAGTTTAATCATAAGTTTCTTCATTAGTGACTCCTTTTGAGTTGTTGTTTATGATTGTTATAATTAAAGAGAAAAAAGGGGCAAAAGCCCCTTTTTATTAGTTATCGCTAGATTCAATCGCCTTGGTGAGTTCTTCAGCTTTTTCAAGCATCGCTGGTGCTTTGTCAATCACAGAATCAAAGACAGTATCAAACATCTCACCGAAGTTTTCTAACTGTTTTTTCTGTGCGTGTAAAAGTGATGCAACCATAAGGTTACCAAATTGTGAAGCTGTTAGATCAGATAGTTTAGTATTAGTATCAAAGTTAAGTTTCATAGTGTTCTCCTATTAGTTAGTTACTCTTACGTAGTGTAAGGATTTCATATCTAAAGAGAATATATATGGGGGAGCGTTAAGCTCACATACTCTCACCTCGGTAGAGGTGTAGTTCATTTCAATGAACTTAATTAACTCAACTCAACCAAGTCAACCTAACCCTCCCTGAATTGAAGGGGGTAGGGTTAATGGTAAACCTCCCACTCCCATTCTACAGATTGTTTCCTAAGAGTACCTAATGAAACTATTTACGCTTTATAGCGTTGTAAAGTTATACATACAATAGTTAATTTAAAGTAGAACTTGATATGAAAAAGAGACTGATGGAAGTGTTTAATACAAACACAGGAAAATGGGAAGACAAGTTAATGTCACAACAGGAAGTAGATGAGATGAAAGAAGTTGAATTTGAGAACTTTGAAGAGCTGAAAGCTGAATTTGAAATAATTCAAAAGTCCATTGCAATGCAAATGGGCGAGAAGACAGATCTTAAGAGTAAGGATTAAGTTAAACTATACTAAAGTATTCAATTACACGTGTACGTGTACACTTACCGTAAGTGTAACAAGTACTTGTAAGTTAAACTTACAGTAAAGTTTAACTATAGTTATATAAAATAGATGATTGGAGTCATAATAGCAAGTGAATACTATTCACAATCTTGCAAGTACGTACATTATTTCGTACTTGAATGATCTAGCACACACAGATTTAACCCTTACAGATGAGCAGTTTGCACACTATGATGCAGAAGATAAGAATTATCTTGTAGAAATAAAGATCCGTAATGCTCATTATGACGACTGTCTTGTAGAGTATGAGAAGTATGCAAAGAATATGGAGAATGCATTCTTTGCAGATAAGATGTTTTTATACGTGGTTGCAACCAATACCCACATATATGTTTTTAATATGTCCAATTTAAAAAAGAGTGGCTATGATTTTAAGTGGACAACAAAAGAATTGCCCAAGAATACGCATTTTGGTGGCAAAGAAACCAAAAAAGACAAGATTATTGGCTATGTGAGGGCAGATCAAGGTCTTTCGTTTAAGTGGAAGTAGATAATGATAGAAATTGAACGAATATATCAGCGTAAAAAACAGAAATTCCAGATATATACCAAAAAAGAGGCAGAAGATAAGCCAATGTTTTTTCTATACTGGAAAGATGCAGATAAGGGCGATTATGCCCTTACAGATGATGACTATGTGATGGAATGTCTCTCTAGAAAGGAATACACAGACAAGAATGGAAATGTAAAAACCTTTATTAAGCTGTCAGGTGGCGTAGGATGGGACACAATGTCTGCAAAAATACATTTTAAATTGAATCACTCCTACAATACCTACACCAAGACCAACCCTGCAAAAACGTGGGAAGATATTGAAGTACGCTCTACTCGTGGGAAAAACACTATTACAACATATGCAAATATGATGCTTAATGGTGGAGTGGACTTTGCAAAGCTTGGAAAGATATATCGACCTGATGACAAAATTCCTGAAGCTACTGTTAGGAGATTCTTAAAAAATAAGAGGGTAAAGATGGAAGTAGAAAAGAAAGTAAAAGAAATACTCCTAGAAAAGAGTATCAGTAAAGAATTTGCCATAGATAATCTTATAAGAGCGTTAGAAATGGCTGAACATAAAGGTGATGTAGGGAATTTCCTGAAAGCCAACGATCAAGTAATGGATCTATTAGAGATGAAACCTAATAAAGCAATTACAACAGACACCGTAGAACTCATAGATACAAAGAAAATCCTAGACCAGATAACACAAGAAGAAGAAAAGAAACTGATTATGCAACGAAAGGAAGAAAAGGATGAACCAAGAGAATGAATCATATGAGGCATTGCTGATACAGATTGATATTGCAGTACGAGCTTTACACGTAATAGCAGTAATGGGGACAATGAATACAAAGCAGGTATCTGAGATTGCAATGGATGCCCTACGAGAGATGGAAACATATGGAATGATGTACGATCTCTTTGATGAGGATGTTTGAGCATTGCCCTCTGAAAGGTATACAATGTGGATTTGCAGGATATAGAGGAACAGATTTGCATTGTGGAGTGCAAACAGGAATACTAGAAGAGACAAAAGTTAAGAATATGACTAAGTGCCCTAAAAAAACACGGAAAAAACGTAGGTAATGGACAAGAGTACTGTATTACTACGGCAGAAACTAAAAGAGAATATGATTTTATTTGGAAAAATCATTAATCCCCAGATGTATGCTGTACCTTCTCCAGAATTTCATTACACGATAGCTAAGACGTTAATGAATGATAACCATAAACAGGTAAATATCATTGCTCCACGTGGTCACGCCAAGTCTTCTATAGTAGGTGGCGTATATCCACTATATCATATCTTTCATTCTGAGGGAACAAAGCTTATTGTACTGGTATCACGAACACAAGACCACGCTATTAAATTATTAGGGACTATTAAGGATGCATTAGACTACTCTACACAATTACGAGCGATATATGGATACTGGGGGCAACATAGTGCTAAACAATGGGCGAAATCAGAGATTGAACTAAAAGATGGTACAATGATCATATGCAAAGGTACAGGGCAACAGTTACGTGGTATTAAAGTAGGTAGCCAAAGACCTACGTTAATTATTGTAGATGACCCTGAAGATGAAAACAACACAAAAACGGCCGAGGCGATGGAATCTAATCTTAGGTGGCTGTTACAGTCAGCCGTACCGAGTTTGGATCCTATGAAGGGCAAATTGGCCGTTATAGGCACACCACAGCATCAAAGGTGTATGGTAGAAATACTAAAAGAGATGGATGGATGGGTAAATCATCATTTTGCACCTGATATGGATAAAGGCGTTGCCTTATGGGAAGAATGGCAACCAATTGAGAAATTAAAGAAGAAAAAACGAGAATTAGAGTCTATTGCTAGAGTATCTGTCTTTTATAGAGAATATTTATGTCAGATCATTGGAGATGAAGACCAATTATTTAGTGAAAGCTATTTTAAATACCACAATTATGATTATACAGTAGATGACGAAGGACAACATTTTTTAACCGATGGGAAAGAAGCAAGAATTCCTGTCAATATATTTATGGGCGTAGATCCAGCTTCTTCAATAAAAAAGACTGCAGATTATTCAGTAGTAATGCCAATCGCAGTCGATGCAGATAATAACAGGTACATTTTGCCGTATTACCGTAAACGAGCTACGCCTATGAAATTAGCAGAGAGCATTATACAGTATTTTAAGATGTATAAGCCCTCAAAGGTACGCATTGAGTCTGTTGGCTATCAGGAGATGCTACGAGAGTATTTGCGTACACGATGTGAAGAAGAAAACATCTTTATATCAGGCTTAGAGATAAAAGAGTCTCCAAGAGCTTCTAAATCTTCACGATTAGAAACAATGGAGCCGTATTTTGCACAAGGCAAGATGCATATGAAGAAAGATATGCTTGATTTGAAAGATGAACTGTTATTATACCCCAGAGGAAAACACGATGACCTCTTAGATGGTATGTACTATGCAATGAAAGGTATGTATCGTCCTAACCATACAGCCGAAATCAAACCTAAGAGAATAGATAGAGTCCGTAAAAATACAGATACTTGGAAGACTGCATAAACTTTTTTGGAACTTAAAGTAGTACTTTAGCGTTACAACAGTAACAGTCGATAGGCTAAGTACGTACATTTATGCATAAAAAGACAGAAAGTACCCAGCTCACACAAGATCTACTACGAGAATACGCATCTGCACGTGAAAACTGGGCAAAACAAGCTGTTGAGGACAATGAATTCAGAAATGGGAAACAATGGACAGATTCTGAAGCAACAGCTCTAAAAAACCGTTCCCAACAACCCATTGTAGTAAACGTAACCTATTCTGCAGTTGAGCAGGCAAAGGCTATGCTTACTTCTAATAAACCAAAATTTCAATCTACAGGTAGAGAAACATCAGATAACAGAGTAGGACGTATGTTCTCTGATATTATGGCATTTGTCTGGGATCTTTCCAATGGGAATGTAGAATTGAAACAGGCTATAGATGATTACTATGTAAAGGGAATGGGTGTTCTGTATGCATATGTAGACCCAACGGCAGATTTTGGATCAGGAGAGGTTAAGATGAAATCCTTAGATCCTTTGGAAGTGTATTTTGATCCCTCATCCAAAGATCCATTCTGTCGAGATGCAAGCAATATCATTGTTGCAAAGGTCGTTTCACAGGATGCATTGATTAAAGCGTATCCTGAATTTGAAGAAATCATAAAAAAATCTACAGAAACTAGTTACATCAATATGCCAACAGATTCACGGTATGGCAAAGAATCACAAGATGTCACGTTAAAGCGTAGATTGGATGGAGTTTCTGTTACTGGAGAACGTGAATTAGAGTTAATAGAGCGTTATTACAAAGTATGGCAACCGTATCATAAAGTATATGATCCGTTTCGAGATGAAAGAAAGATCCTTTCTGCAGAAGAATTTGATGAGTACATAAAAGAACCTGCAGTAATGATTACCAATGCTCAAGGAGAGCAGATATTTACAGACAGTAAAACTGTCGCAGATTATATGGAAGTACACGAAAAGCAAGGTGACACTTTCCATATGATGATGGATCCTCAAACAGGACAACAGCACCCTATGGCAGGTGAAGAGCACGTAGGATCCATACCCAATAGCACCACAAAGATAGATATAATCACAAAAGCACACCTAGTCGAAGATGGAAAAATAATGGTCAACGACATAGAGATATGCCAAGTGATGCAATGTGTTCACGTTGGTGACGAAGAGTTATTCAAAGTTGTATTACCAATTGAAGAATATCCAGTTGTACCTATAATGAATGGATGGAACAGAAATCCATATCCATTAAGCGATGTACGATTGGTGAAAGGTTTGCAAGAGTATATCAATAAGATTCGTTCTTTGATTATTGCACACGCATCTACTTCAACCAATACAAAGCTCCTTATACCTCGTGGTGCTATAAATAGAAAACAATTGGAAGAAGACTGGGGAAGAGCTGGGACAGCAGTTATTGAGTTCGACCCAGAGCTAGGGACTCCAATTGTTGCTGGCCCTGTCCCTTTACCGAATGAGCTATACAAAAACGAAGCAGATGCCAAAGCAGACATAGAGCGAATCTTAGGGATATATGCTATGATGCAAGGCGATGTTGGTTCATCTCCACAAACCTTTAAAGGTACGGTGGCTTTGGATGAATATGGACAAAGACGTATCAAATCAAAAAGAGATGATATTGAAGAAGGAATTAACCAAATGGCAAGAGTGATTGTAGGGTTAATTCAATATGTCTATAAAGATGAAAAAATACTGAGATTGATGCAACCCAATAATATGCCAAAAGAAGTTGTACTCAACTCTCCAATATATGATGATATTGGGAATTATATGGGCAAGATCAATGATATTACGATTGGTAAGTATGATGTAATCGTGATGTCAGGATCCACGCTACCATCAAACAGATGGGCAAGATTTGAATATTATATGCAACTGCACCAAGCAGGGCTAATTGACCAAACAGAAGTATTGAAGCAAACAGACGTTGCTGATATGGAAGGAGTTCTTCAGAGAGCAGGTCAAATGCAACAGCTACAGGGACAGGTGCAAGCTCAAGCAGATGAGATTAAGAAACTCAAAGGCGATTTACAAACTGCACAACGTGAATCATTACACGATAGGAAAAGAGTGGAAGTCAAAGAGTTTGAAAAGAAACTGGCAAAGGCAGAAGCAAAAGTGGAAATGGCACAAAAGCTATATACTACTAGATTGGCAGATGAGTTGAAAACTGCAAAAGAGCAGGTAGAACCAGTAGCAGATAATAAGCAACGTCAGATGAATGAAGAACTATTAAGCATAGAGGATGAATGATGTCACGTTTTAGAGAAATACAGGAAGAAAGAGCTAGACAAGCAAGGATGAATCAATCTAGAGCAAGTGGAGATAGCCGTCAAAAAGTAAATCAATTTGTAGGTGGCTTACGAGATAGGCTTGGAGGTATGAGAGAAAATATGGGAGATAGATTCTCTGCATTTAAAAATGTAGTAACTAATCCTAATGCAGGTAGACAAGCATTTGGAAGTTCTCCATTACAGCAAGCAATGGCTCAAAGAGATGCTGGTATGCTAACTCCACAAGGAGAAAAATTATTACAAGGAATGGCAATGGATCCTGATGAGATGGCAAGACAGGAAGGTTTAATGGCACAAGGAAGACACGGTGATTATGGAATGGATAGATTTGCTAATCCTACGTATGTAGATGCATCTAATTCAGAATCTAATATGTCAAGTAGTGTTGATAAGGGTAATCTAGATGGCGTTCAACAAAGGCTGTTGTTAGATCGTATGATGAAAGATCCATCAAAATTAAATGCTGAAGGCGTTAAGAGTATGCAAACTACATTAAACAGTCTAGGCTTTAGAGATAAAGAAGGAAATATGCTAAAAATAGATGGAAAGATGGGGCCATTAACAGCATCAGCTATGGATAATTATAGAGGTCAATTTGGACAAGGCGTTGAAGATACTGGAGAAGCTTTGGAGCCAGTTAACTATACTTATAGAGATGCTAAACTTGCTGATCATACTGACAGCTCAAGAGTATTTGTTCCTCCTAAAAAATGGGATCCATTTAATATTGTAAAGTCTGAAACTGACAACATACAAGAAACTATAGGCAATCCTGCTAATGACCCTGTACAAACAGTAATGTGGGGAACAGATGAATTAAGTAATATGACAAATCCACTACAGTATGATTTTGAAAGTGGGGAAGTATTTGACCCTTATAAATAAAGAATTGAAGAACACGGTTGCTGGTAAATACCAAATCGTAAAGGAAACATAAATGGAACAAGAACAAATTTTGGAAGTACGCAATGCTGACCAACCTCCTGTAGAGAATGCAGGGATTCCTACTGAGAATCCTGCGTTAGTTGCAGAAGAAGCTCCTGCACCAAGTGTAGGAATGGAACCAATTGCTGAACCCAGCGAGCAGGTCGCTTCGCCAAAAGATGACCAAACTCGTTTCGAGTACTGGCAGTCACAGGCAGACAAAGCCAAGGGAGAGCTGAATGCGTTGAGACAAGAGGTGGATTACTACCGAACTCAAGGACAGAATGCTGATCCCTCCAATGGACAACCTCAAGCATACCCTGATCAAGGATTGCAAGAGCCTTCATTGAAGGAGCCAACAGCACCTGATAGACCAGTTAATTATAACGAGATTGATGCTTATAGCGATCCAGATTCGGCATCGTTTAAGTATCGGTTGGCTAAAGAAGAGTATCGAGATAATTATATGGGATACTTGCAAGAAAAAGATCAAATGCGAGAAGCAGAAATGCAACAAGCATATGAGACTGAAATGGCACAACAGAGAGATGGTATGATGAGACAACAAGCTTATAGCCACGCTACAAGCACCTATGGTTGGGATCAGAATAAATCTTCTCAATTTGTGCAATGGGCAAGTAACCCTGATAATCTTACTCTCGATAATTTAGCTAAACTATTCGAGTTAAGAAGCAATCCTAACCAACAAGTGCAACAAAGAACACAACAGATGCAAAATGAAGCAGAGCGTTTATCTGTTCCTAAAACTGCCGTAGTGCAGAGTGGAAAAGCAGAGCAACCTCGAACTGATGAGCAACTGTTTAGTGATGCATTACTTGGCAGGATTAAATAATAATAAAATGATGATTGGAGTCACAAAATGGCAACAGAAAAACAGCTATATAATGGCGGTGCCTCATCTGTACTGTATACAGACAGACGAGATTTCTACGTTGATCCACAGGTCACTAAAGAACTTTGGACTGACGTAGCACCATTTACGACTCTTGTTTCTAACCGTGAAACTCGTGATGTGCCAGATCCTATTTTTAAAATGTTTGAACATCGCAATCCTTGGGTTAAACAAGAGTTTTCAATAAACAAAGGAACACCTGGAACCCTACCTAATAATGACACAGGGTTACCAGGAATTCCTATTGATGGAATTGTAGGACTTGCTAGTTCTGCAGATTCATCTTATGTAGGTCTAGAAGTAGAAATATGGAATTCAGCAAAAAGTACTTACAAAACTGTAGCTCTTGTATCTGCAGTTGCAAGTAATGGTGAAATTACGCTGAAGCATCTAAAATCAGGAACACAAGCTCTTGCTGATAACGATGTATGTATCGTGATTGGTAATGCACGTGGTGAAGGTTCTTCATCTCCAGATGCTTGGAGTGATGAGCTTTCCACAGTATGGAATTCTACTCAGATCTTTAAGACACCATTGCAGATTACAGGTACTTTAGAGGCTTCTGTTTTACGTGGTGAGTCAAGTGAACTTGCAAGGCTACGTAAAATGAAAGCTGAAGAGCACAAAATGCAAAAAGAAAAAGCGTTCTTATTTGGTAAGAGAATTGGTGGAACTGGTCTTTCAGGTACTGCTGATTCTTTCGCTGATAATGGACGTACTGATGCTGATGGCAATATTGTTCGTACAACTTACGGATTAATACCTGCTATCGAAGATTACGGTGCATCTTCAGGTGATGATCAAAATATCTTTACAGTTGCCAGTAGCTATGCTTATGGCGACTTTGTAGATGATATGGAAAAAGTATTTCAGTATGTCCCAGAAGCAGGTGTGAAACGTGCTTTCTGTGGAGCTGGTGCTTTAGGTTATTGGTCAAAACTAGCTAGTGCTAGTGGGTCTAATGTTATGGCTTCCAATTCAGGTTGGACAGTTAACATTGGTGATATGAAACGTGATGCTCTCGGATTTAACTACAGAGTACTTGAAACACCTCACGGTATGTTGCAGTTGATACCAACTCCAGCGTTACGTGGGCCTTATAACAAGTATATGGTTGTAGTAAGTGACGAGAACTTATTCCACGCCCAGTACAGACCTATGGTCTATCAAGCTAACATTAAGCAAGATAATGCTTTTGATGGTGTGAAAGATCAGTATATGTCTGATGAAGGACTTGGATTACAGTTAATTGAATCGCATAAGTTGTTCAAGATAACAGCTTAACCTTAGTGACTAAATGTGAGGGAGTCAATAACAGGCTCCCTCACTCGTGAGGAATAGATGGCAACATTTAAAACAAGAATAGAAGGGTTACTGAAAGCAGGTTCAGAAGATATAGCTACAACATATCTGAATGATTATTTGACTGCTACTGCAGGAGAGGTTTTACAAATACTTCCTGAAACAGAAATTATTCGATATGCACAGCAAGCTCAAATAACTAATGCTGATGGATACAGTACGTTAAATAAAAGAATACTAGCATTGGTACGCAAAGGATATTCAGCTCAAGAAGTTCCTTTTGGCTTAAGTAACCAAGTATCAGATTCCAATTCTATTCATTTTGCAGGGGAACGTACTCCAGTCTATTACTATGATGCAGATAAGATTTTTTTAAAACCTGACCCTTCAGGTAGTGCAAAAGGAACATTCAAGTTTATTGATTACCCTACAGTTGCACACGGTGATGCTAGTATAACAGGCTACCCAGAAACTGCAGAATATGCAGTAGTTCTTGGGGCGTGTGTTAAGTATTTAGCAAAAGAATTAAATGATACAATAAATGACAAAGAAGATGTGGAACTATCTACTGCTATTAAAAATCAATTGGATACTATTATGGGAATGTATCAAGCAGAAATACAAAGACTTACAGGTATGAAATGACACAGCAACAATTACACGAATTGATCAGACTGCATCATCCTGATATGAAGGAAGGCGAGATACGTCTTAGGCTGAATAATGCAATGAAAGAATTTTGTAGAAAATCCAGAGTATTAAAAGGTGCATTCCAATTCGATACAGAAATAGGTACAAGGTACTACGGATTAGACTCAAAGATCATTGAGATAGAATCTGTGGATTATGATGGGGAAAAGATCAGCAGGTTGATAGGTAAACCTAATAAGAGAGATCTAACGTGAAGATATATTGGATTGACAGAGAGGCAATTGCGATTGCAGATACTTCAGATAATGAAAATTTTACCAGTCCTAGTGAAGTAAAGACTGTTACAATGTTCTGCGTAAAAGAAGATGAACCCTTCTTAGCAGAGGATACAACTTCTTCTGGAATAGGGATGTTAGAGTCTCCAATTATACCAGATGAGTTTCACGAAGCTCTTGCGTACAGGGTTATTCAACAGGGATATGAAAGAAAACCTGAATCTCTTCAAATGGCTCAATATTTTAAAATGCAATTTGATGAAATGGTAGCAGAGGCAAAGAAAGCAGGTAACAAGAATATTGATGGCAGTCCTCATCGCATAGCAGGGCACGCATTCTAATGCCAGAAATTCCAAACAAGGCAAGAGTAGAAAGTACATATGGAAATAAAAATTGGGATGAATCCACTAATAATTGGGAAGCATCTATGGAAAATTGGGAAGTAGGTATAGGGTTGATCAATATGTATGCAATAAAACAGGTGCAGTCTATTTTACGAGCACCTACGCCTACAGTCACAAGATTGTCAATTCCTAGCTTACCTTCAACAAGGTCAGAATTAACAAATCCAAATAAAGTAACAATGACGAGTATATAATGGCAGGTTTACAAGGAAAACGAGTAGCAGATACATACCAAGATGTTCTTACAATATTAGGTAGCACTCAAGGAGAGGGATTGACCTCTTCTAATAAAAGGCTATTTGATGGGGCTGGTACAGGTAGCCCTTTATGGATGAGCACCAACACTCTTCAAGTAGACGGAACATTAAATTTAAAAGAACAAACATCAGCACCTTCATCTCCAGCAAAAGGAGATCTAGCTTTCATTAACGGTGCTTTGTACATAGCTAAATAAAGGAGTAACAAATGGCAACGTGGAAAGAGTTAGTTGATGTCAGTTCAACGCAGACTCTAACAAATAAGACATTAACAACGGCAGAGCTGGGTAGCTCAACAGCTACTACCCAATCAGCTAGTGATAATTCAACTAAGGTAGCAACAACTGCTTATGTAGATAATCAATCTGCACAGGGTGATAAGACCCTTACAGATAAACATATCTGGATAGGTGGTTCTACAGGAGAAAAAGCAGAGCAGTCCATTAGTGGTGCTATTACAATGGGTAGAGATGGAACTACAACCTTAGTTAACGATGCAGTCACTTATGGAAAAATTCAAAATATAGCTACTGCAAATAGAGTATTAGGTAGTTCGAGTTCTAATAGTATTGTAGCAGAAGTTCAAGTAGCAACTGCTATGATAGCAGATAATGCTATTACAAATGCTTTGATTGGAGATGATCAAATAGATAGCGAACACTATGTAGATGGTTCTATAGATACAGCTCACATTGCAGATAATGCAGTTGATGGTTCAAAGCTTGCTGATAACATAGATGTTGCAGGTACACTAGATGTTACAAGCACAGCTACATTTGATAATAATGTTACAATAGCAGGTACTCTAACAGTAAATGGAACTACCACATCAGTAGCTACAACAAATTTAGAAGTAAAGGATAAAAATATTCTGTTAAATAAAGCTACTCATACTGATGATGCAGGAGCAGTAAATACAGCAGATGGAGCAGGGATTAGCATACAAACTGATTCAGGAAATGATTCAAGTTCAATTGCTAACTATGCTAACCTTACTTGGAATAAATCAGGTGCATTAACAGGATGGCAAGTAGAAGACACAGCTAATGCAGGATCTTTTCCAATAGCTATTATGGAACATTCAAGTAATAGTACGGCTCCAACAGGAAATGCAGGTGGAGTAGGGTCATTCCATTTCGACTCAGGCGATGACAAACTATATGTTAGAACTGCTTAATGACAAAGAAATTTGCAGACTTAAGTCAATTAAGTGATGAGCCAATTAAAAAATTAACCGTAAAGGATACTGATTTTTTATTGAAGCTTATTATGGGTTCTACCTTTGAGGGAAGCGAGCTAGAGATAGCTCATTCTGTATTAACAAAAATTGTAAAAATGCATAAGGATAACCTTGAAAGTTGAACTATCAGCAGATGAATTACACATCTTAAAAACAGCTATTGAAATTATGGGTATTAAAGGCAAAGACGCACCAAGAGTAGCCAAGATATTACAACGACTTAGCACTGCTTTTGAAAAGCAAGTAGCAAAAGACGAAGCAGGTAACTAATGGCTACTTGGAAACGAGTTCTACTGGCAGGTGATGCGTCTACAGACTATAGCTCTGGTGGGACAATGTCAGGCCAATTGGTTATCAATAGTGGCACGGAGAATTCATCTTTAATTATTAATCCTACTGATGATAATTGGGGTGGGATCATTGGCAAGTACAATGGAGATACCAAATGGATGGCAGTTTACAATAGTAACTATGCTGTATTTGGTGGAGAAAGTGGGACTGGTACAAGGATTCAAAGTGGTGGAGCAACTGCCCTTACATTTTCAGCCACAAGCACATACGATGCTACATTTGCTGGTAATGTAACATTAGGTTCAAAGGTATTAAACTTTGAGTCAGGTGAAAAAGTATTTTCCACAAGTGGTTATCTTGTTGCAGATGGTGATGCAGGGTTTATTGCTAGAGATAGTGGTACAAATAAACTTATAATAAATGGAAGTAACGCTACTTTTGAATTAACGTATCTAAATATAAATGCAGGTGGCACTAATTCTGCAATTACTACCAATTCAGATACTATGCATTTTATTGCAGATTCAAATGCCAATGGTGGAACAACTAATCCATTTGAATGGTGGCACGATAGTGCAACTATTGATGGTGGAACAAAAATAATGCACTTGTCTGCTAGTGCTGATTTATGGATTGGAAATGATTTATCAGTTACTGGATCTACAACAACAAATGGTTTAAATATTACTAATAAAATACTGCACGTTGGAGATACAGGAACTTACTTTGGATTTACAGATGGTCAGATAGATTTAAAAGGTTCAGGTGGTGTAAGAATGATCCTTTCAGATAATGAAGCAATATATTTTTATACTGGCTCTAGCACAACACAAGCATTACATCTTGGCACTTCCCAAAATGCTACATTTGCTGGTCATATACAAACTAATACATCTGGTAATTCAGCTAAACTTATGGGGCACAATGGTGGCTTAGAGATCCAATCTTCTGCAGATGGGTATGCAGGTGTTTTTATATCTGATATGAATGGCAATTTTGGAATCCAACTGTATTATGATGGTAATGGTTATGGGTTCCTTGATGCAGAATGGGCGAATTGGGATTTAAGAAAATCACCTAATGGAGCATTGTATTTTAATGCAGATAATTCCTATTACTTACAGCCAGAATCTAATTCAAAATTTAATACTGCTACTTTTGCAGGGGCTCTTACGCTTGCTTCTAATTTATCAATGAATAAATCATCAGCTAATCAATACATATTAAAAAATACTGGTGGTAGTTTAAGATTAAAGCACGAAGGCTCAAGTGCTGGCGATGACATAATATTTGAGTTAAGTGATGGTAGTAGCCAGCACATATTTGACCACGATGGAAGTGTTAGTTTTGCTGGTGCAATCACAACTAATGGTCTTCAGGTAGGAACAGCAGGGAACGATACCAGTACTAGCTTACGAGTCAATACTGGTCTTATAATTCACAAAGATAGTGGCACAGCAGGAAATGATGTTTCACTTACATTTGACAGAAGGCACGATGGTGCTAATGCATATGTTAAATGTACAGCAGGAGACGATGGTGCTTATGCTACAAACTTAAGTCTCATTACAAAAGGTCATAATGGTAGTGCTTATCAACTCTATACAGGTCTTACTATAGATGACGAAGGAAGAGCCTTAATACAGGGTGGTACTCCATTAACTTCTGAAGGAGTAAATAAAAGATTAAAGATACACGGCTCTGGTGATAATTATGTTTTGACTGGATGCTATGATGACAATGGATGGGCATATTTTAATAGCTACAATAATGCTAATGGAATGCAATTTTATACTAGTGCAGGTATTTACTCGTTTCGTAATGCTAATATGATGATTGGAGTTGAGTCATCAGGTACAGCGACAAATGCAAATTTATTTATAATAGGGGCAGGTACTGCTACAGATGGTATTAAGATTGCAAGAGGTGGTAGTTCTCAAAATGCCCTAGACCAATATGCCCAGTTAAATATGAGTGATGGTACTACCAATCTGATTTCAAGAGGTGGTACTTCTTCTGAGGGGACAATAGCATTTCAAACAACTGCTGATGGCTCTACTCATAATACAAGAATGTATATAAATGCTAGTGGTAATATTGGAATAAAT